TATAAGTCCATCAACATTTGATACACGCTGAACTATCCTTGAGTAGACTAGGGCTAAAAATTGATAAGATTCCAAATTAGCTGCATAAGTACCGTATGCCAATCCCAAACAGGCCAACGCAACATCAAGGAGATCACGGGACTTAGGTTCTCGACCATAAACTAAGCGCAACAATACAGTCTGTGTTTCTCTAAAAGGCAAATATTTCGGTTGCCCAGGTGAATAATCAGTATTCAAAACTGCATAATGTTGTAAAAAGCATATCCCTCGCTTAATTATATGACCACCAAAAACTTCCGTATGAAACTGATCAAACACAAATGTATCACGAATTGTCATGCCAAACCAGTGGTTGAGCCACTTAACCCAGCCATCATATGAAAAGACCTCTAACACCTCTGGGATATCGGGAAGCGAAAGTACATGATCATCACCATAGACAGCTATCGAATCTTCCTTATAATACGGGAGGACTCTCTTCTTTTGTGCAAATGAAAGCTGTTCAAACTTATACGTTTTATACAGCCACCAAAGAAACAACACTATCCAAGATCCCATATGGGAGGTCTCAAAGTATCCGGAACCAAGATTCCCCAACACTCGTGCCCAAATAGATCCAAAGATGTGCTGAATACGTGAACACATCTCCTCCACGAGCACTTCAACCATTAATTCCATAAATTGGTAGAGTTCAGGGTCCTGATCACGATCAAAATAAATAAGGGTCTGGGAATAAAATAACTCAATTAGTATAGTGCGTACTGACATATCAAATTTTTTAAAATCCCCCTCAAAATATTTTCGCTTTTCTCTTACCCTTAATAGATCAGATAGAACATCCATACCCCCGCCTGACCAAGTCTGACCTACTCGAATGCTTCCACCTCGCTCATACAGCATTCGTAAAAGAGATACTGTATGGGACAGGATTATTAACGGCTGATTAGGTATCACGAATACACGCCCTTTCATTAAAAAATTTTGATATTCTGCCTCACTATATTTAGCTGTCGTATTAAATAGCATCTCAACCTTCAGTGAGGTAGCTGCAGTTATCAAAGGACGACGACCTTCCATCAACATATCCAACAGGGAATACAACGCCGCATCCAATGTTTCACGTTTCTTCCCACAAGGGTTACGAATTAAGGTAGCACCATCATCCATCTCATGTTCCGTTCGAGCACCCGGGGCATATCCTGCTGCTGTACCTTGCACCATCTGCTCGACCTCATTTTGAGTGTCTATAAAAGGCCTAACAGTATGATGCCTTTCCTTAGTCTTTAAACCATAAGTATAAAGTGCATCTAACGTTTTGGGGAACAAGGAGTAAACACTATCAAAGCCTGGAGGCATATTCTGATCTCGTGACATTTGTTGGACCAACGAAGGAAGTTTCCCAGGGTATATTGACTCATTAGTAGCAACTGCCATCTTACGGCCTTTATATGTACTATATACCTGAGCATAGTTTGACAGAACTCGATTACACATTTGTACCAAAGTTGGGACTTCGGTTTGATACTCATCCGATTTAATATGGTCCCACTCATCCTGTGTAAACTGAATACCTTTACTCTTCAAGTAATAAAAATCTGACTCAAAGATCACCATCTCTATATCCCGAACTGGTCTATAAAACTCCTCATTTGGGACCTGCCGATGGTAGAAAGGACCACGCATCAAACGCATATTCGGAGAATTATTTATTATACGAATAATCTCCTGCTCCACACTCCAGGAAGGGGCATGCACCAGTTCTGTACCGGTAAAATGAAAAGAACTAGATAAATCATCAAATAACATTCTAAACATAGTTGAATCTAAATTTTTTTTCTTTCCACTATATCGGGGAATAAGACGTTTATAAGTTTCAGTACTCGGGTGCGTACCCACAACAGAAAGATCACACTCACAGTCACGATGGACGCAACGGTAGTCACCTACCCACACAAAGTCAAAGAAACGCCTTGTTCGGCTACGATCCTTGTAAAACAAGTAGGACAACATTGGTGTACGGTACTCTTTTCGTACTAGTCGCTGCAACGCGTAATGATAAAATTCCAAATTTATCAATTTAAGCCTACTTGAGCACTTCGC